GATCGACTCCGCGATCTACGAGGCGAACGGCGTCACTGACGCGTGGATCGTCGCCCCGAAGGCCCGTCGGGTCCTGATCGGCGCGAAGGACGCGGACGGTAACCCGCTGCTCCTGTCGTCCCTCGTCGACGGCCGGAACGTCCCGCAGATCCTCGGCGCAGACGTGTCCTACTCGAAGGCCGTCTACCACGCCGACGCCGCTGGCGATCAGGGCGAGATCCTCGGCCTCGCCGGTCAGTGGGCCGGGAACGCCTTCTACGGCAACGTCTCCGGCATCGAGGTCTCGATCTCGACCGACGCGACGATCAACAAGGGCGGCACGCAGGTCAACCTCTTCCAGCGCGACATGTTCGCCCTGAAGGTCACCGCGTGGCTCGGCTTCGCCGTCCGCGACAAGGCGAAGTTCGTCCGCGTCGGCTCCGGCGTGAACGCGATCGCCTGATCCTGACGGGTCGCTCAGTTGAGGGGCAGGGCTTCGGCTCTGCCCCTCTTCTCCTCTCCCCGTCACCTCTCTACCGAAAGGGGCTCGTATGGCCGAGCAGCCTTGGACTATCCCGAGCGACGTCCGGGACCGTTGGATCGGCGACGAGCCGCTCTCCGCGAGCGACACGCAGATCGGGACCCTGATCGGCGACGCCGAGGACCTGATCCTCTCCGAGTTCGCCGACCTGCCGGACCGGATCGACGCCGAGGGCGGCGTTCCGCTGGCTCGCGTGAAGCGCGTCGTCGCGCGCGTCGTCATGCGGCACCTTCGCAACCCCGAGGGCATCCGGCAGCAGCAGGAGGGCGCAGGTCCTTACCAGCGGTCGACGACGTACGGCGGGAACGAGCCCGGCGCTCTCTACCTGACCGACGAGGACCGGGCGGCGCTCGGCGGCTCCCTGTCCGGCGCGGCGTTCACGATCGACCAGACGCCGACGACGACCGCCCCGCTCGGCCCGTCCGGCTGGCTCGATTACGGCGGGACCTACTTCCTGTGAAGGCCGTTTACACGCTCGGCCTGAAGCGCCGCACGACCGGCACGAAGGACGCTCACGGGAACGTCATCGAGGGGCACGCCGACCCGGTCGACTGGCCGGTCTACGCGATCGCGCCCTCGACCTCTGAGGAGCCCGGCGTCGATCGACTGGCAGTCACTACCGGCCTGTCGGTCCTGGCCCCTCTCAGCACCGTTCCCGGCCCGCTGGACCGCGTCGTGATCGACGGCGAGGAGTGGGAGATCGACGGCGAGGTCGCGAACTACACGCGCGGCCCGTTCGGCTTCACGCCGGGCGTCGTCGTGTCACTGAAGCGGGCGGAGGGCTGACCGTGGCGCGTACTTCGATCCGATGGAACCTTCGGGCCTTCGAGGAGATCCGCCGCGAGCCCGGCGTCGAGGACGAACTTCAGGGTGTCGTCGACCGGGTGCTCGCCGACCTCCCGCTCGGACATGACCACTACGGCGCGGGCGTCGAGAGCGGCCGTTCGCGGTCCCGCGCCTACGTCGTCACGGCGACCGGCGAGGCGATGCGCGCCGAGGCCGAGAGCAATGACCTAGTGCGCGCGCTCGGAGGTGCTCACCTATGACAGAGGCGATCGTCTTCCCGGACGCCGAGGCCCTCCTCGTCACCGCGCTCTCGCCGCTCGTCGGCGTGCCGGTCGCGACCCGCGTCCCGAACCCGCGCCCGGCCTCGTTCGTGCGCGTGAAGCGCGTCGGCGGAACGATCCGCGACGTGGTGACTGACGAGCCCCTCGTCGTCGTCGAGTGCTGGGCCGAAACCGAGATCGCCGCGAGCGACCTCGGCCGGGTCGTCCGGGCTCGAGTCTTCGCGCTCGCTCAGACCTCGGTCGGCGTCGACTTCGTCCGCGCCGTGCGCGAGGTAGGCGGCCTTCAGGCGTTCCCCGACCCCGTGAGCGAGAGCCCTCGCTATCAGTTCACCGTCCAGATCCAAACGAAGGGGGTCCCTCTGTGACCGCGCTCCGACACCCGAACATCGTCCCTCCCCTCGTGATCGAGGTCGAGGACGAGCACGTCCCGGCGTACGTCGGGGCGGGCTGGCTCCCTGAGCCGACCACTCACACCCCGGAGCCGCACGGCACCGACGACAACTCTCCTGAGGAGGAGATCGACGAATGAGCAACACCGCAGCGAACATTGTCGCCGGTCGCCCGCTCGCGACTGGCGGCGTCCTGATCGGACCCGTCGGCACGGCGGCCCCGACCGACGCGACGACCGCCCTGAACGCCGCCTTCAAGGGCGCGGGCTACATCGGCGAGGACGGCCTGACCGAGTCCGCCGACCGCTCGACCGAGAAGGTCAAGGCGTGGGGCGGCGACGTCGTCAAGGTCCTTCAGACCGACTTCTCGACGACCTACAAGTTCACGTTCCTCGAGACGCTGAACTCGGACGTCCTGAAGACCGTCTACGGCGACTCGAACGTGACCGTCACCCCGGCCGACGCGACGAAGGGCACCCTCTACGCCGTCAAGGTGAACGCGGACGTCCTGCCTCACAAGGCGTTCGTCTTCGAGGTGAAGGACGGGCAGGCGAAGATCCGGATTCACGTCCCGGACGGTCAGATCACCGAGGTCGGCGAGATCTCCTACAAGGATGGAGAGGTCATCGGCTACTCGGTGACCGTCGAGGCGTACCGCGACTCGACCCTCGGCGCGAACGCGATCAAGTACCTCGACGACGGCAAGCCGACCGCCTGATCGACGTAAGGCGCTTCACGTTCCTCTCGTGAAACAGTCCACCCCTCCCGGAGCCCGTTGCTAGGCCCGCTCCGGGAGGGGCTTCCCTCTTTCAGGGGCCTAGCAAAGATGCGCGCGTCACACAAGACCCTCTTTCGTGACTCGTGTAAACGCCCTGGCACTCCTTCCCGTCGAGTGCCAGAACCGCCCCAAACGCACCCCGTCTGACCTGCCGAAACTCGCTAGGCGGACGAACTCGGGTGCCCGTGGGTGATTGTACGTAAGACGCCTCGCGTCGCTCCTACGGCCGATTCTGGCCGTCTGACGGGATTCCCGCTTCATCCCACTCTCTGAGACGAAAGGGCCTAGCAGCCATGACCAGCACCTCTGACGACCTCTACTCCTTCGAGTTCAAGGGCGAGACCTACACCTTCGAGAAGCCCCTCTCGGTCGTCCGCTCGCCCCGTTGGCTCCGCGCGAACCGCCGCCGCGACGAGATCGACTTCGCCTTCACCCTCCTCGAGGAGGTCGCGGGCGACGAGGTCCTCGAGGTGTGCGACTCGATGACCGATGACGAGTTCGCCGCCTTCTCGCGCGACCTGAACAAGGCCGTGAACGCGTCGTTTCAGTGACCTGATCGAGGGGGCCTTCGGGGTCGGCTACGCCGATCTCGTCGGCCTCCTCTTCACGCTCGACGACCCCGAGCACCGCGAGGCGATCGAGTATGACCTCCTCGCCCTCGGGCTCCGGCTCCGCGACGCCGGGACTGACCGGCTCTCGTGGCGGGACCTCTTCGTCGTCATCCGGCAGAGCCCGCGCTCCTCGGCGATCTTCCGCGCCGCGAACCCGGAAGAGAGCGAGTGGACCCTTCCGGCGCTCCTCCTGGCCGAGGTCGCCGACGCCGTGCGCGTCGCGAACTGGCAACGCGGCTCGGGCAAGCGAACCGACTACCCGAAGCCGATCCCCCGCCCCGGCGTCGAGCCCGACTCGAAGACGTACGGCAGGGGCGCGATCCCGATTGACGACATGGCCGACTGGCTCGGCTGGACCTAGGAGGCCCCGATATGGCGATCGAAGTCGCTACCGCTTATGTGTCGATCCTGCCGGAGACGAGCAAGATCGCGCCGGGCATCAAGAGCGCCTTCGGGTCCGCGCAGCGCGAGGGCGCGAGCGCGGGCGGCCGGTCGGGCTCCTCCTTCGCGGCCGAGTTCAAGCGGCGCGCGGGGGCGGCCCTGAAGGTCGGCCTCCTCGCGGGGGTCGGCGGCGTGACGGCCCTCGGCGCGGCCGGGCTGAAGACGGCGGCCGATCTCGAGCAGTCGAAGATCGGCTTCACGACGATGCTCGGGTCGGCGAAGGCCGCGAACGACTTCATGAAGCAGATCACGAAGACCGCTGCTAACACGCCCTTTGAACTCCCCGGCCTGACGTCGTCCGCTCAGAAACTCCTCGCGTTCGGCATCCAGGCGAAGGACGTCATCCCGACCCTGACCACGCTCGGCGACGCCGCCGCAGGTCTCGGCGCAGGTCAGGACGGCCTCGATCAGATCGTCATGGCCCTCGGTCAGATCCAGGCGAAGGGGAAGGTCCAGAGCGACGAACTCCTTCAGATGACCGAGGCGGGAATCCCCGCCCTGAAGATCCTCGCCAACCAGATGGGCCGCACGACCGGCGACCTACAGAAGCAGATCTCGACCGGCATCGGCGTCACGGCAAAGCAGGCGATCCCGCTCCTTCTGAACGGCCTGAAGAAGGGCACGAAGGGGATCAACGGGCAGACGGTCGCCTTCGGCGGCCTGATGCAGAAGCAGAGTCAGAGCCTCTCGGGCCTCTTCTCTACGCTGAAGGACACGGTCCTCGTGGGCGTCGCGAAGGCGATCCAGCCGCTGCTACCGATGCTGAAGAACGGGCTCACGAAGGCGATCGCCGCGATCGGCCCGGCGATCCAGCGCGCGGGTAAGTGGCTCGCCGAGTTTGTGAAGGGCATGCGCGACGGCACCGGGGCGGGCGGGAAGTTCGCCTCGATCGTCAAGGGCACGGCGAAGGTCGTCGGCGGCCTCGTCGGCTTCATGAAGAAGTGGCAGGACGTCCTAGTCCCGGTCGCCGGGGGCATCCTCGCGATCGTCGGCGCGCTGAAGGTGTGGCGCATGATCACGGCCACCGCGACCGCCGTGCAGGCGGCGTTCAACTTCGTGCTGGCGGCGAACCCGATCGGCCTGATCGTCCTCGCCGTGATCGGCCTCGGTACGGCCCTCGTGATCGCGTACAAGAAGAGCGAGACGTTCCGCAACATCGTGAACGGCGCGTTCGGCGCGATCCGGACCTCCGCCGTCGCGATCGCGCACTTCTTCACGCAGAAGATCCCGGCCGCCTTCGGGAAGGTGAAGGACGCGGCGGGTAGGGCGCTCGGATGGGTCCGGCAGAACTGGCCGAAGATCCTCGCGATCCTGACCGGCCCGATCGGTCTCGCGGTCTACGCGATCGCGAAGAACTGGACCAAGATCAAGAACGGCGTCTCGGCCGTGAAGGACTTCGTCGTCTCGAAGTTCGACGCGATCGTTACGTTCGTCAAGGGCCTGCCGGGCAAGATCGGTAAGGCCGCCGCTGGAATGTGGAACGGCATCCGGGACTCGTTCCGGGCCGTCATGAACTGGCTTATCGGGAAGTGGAACAACTTCTCGATCACGATTGACATTCCGGACAAGATCCCCGGCCTACCTGACGACTTCACCCTCTCGACGCCCGACCTGCCGTACTTCGCGAAGGGCGGCGTCGTGAACAAGGCGACGCTCGGCGTCTTCGGCGAGGCCGGTCCCGAGGCCGTCGTCCCGCTCGACCGGCTCGACTCGATGCTCGGCCGCGCGTCGGCGCAGGGCGCGAACGCCGAGGCCCGGCGCTACACGAACCCGACGCCGGGCTCCGGCTCGGCGCGCCGGACCGAGTTCGTCATTACGAACTGGAAGACGGGCGAGGGCTACTTCCGCGAGATCGCGGAGGACACCTACGCCGACGAGAACGATCACGCCGACCGGCGCAGGAGGATGCAGTGAGTCAAGAGACGATCCGCGCGGGCTTCGACACGTGGGCGGGGCACGCGAAGCCGTCCCTCGCCCACCCGCGCGAGGGCGTTCTTCAACTGAACTCGAACTCGCCCTACGAGTGCGAGGCGTTCCTCTGGTTCAAGAATCCCGCCCCGCGCGGCGCGACGATCACCTCGGCGACGCTGACCCTTCGAGCGAAGGGCGCGTCGTCGGGGTCGCGCACGATCACCGCGCAGCGTGTCACGCAGAAGTGGACCGAGAGCCGCCTGACCTACAACGGGCGGCCCTCGGCCACTTCGACCGGGCAGGCGACGGCGGCGATCGGCACCCTCGCCGACACGGACTCGATCACCCTCAACGTGACGACGATCGTCCAGGCGTGGGCGAACTCGGCCTCGAACTTCGGCTTCAAGGTCACGACCTCGGCGACGACCATGCACCGGCTCTACTCGCTGAACTCGGCCTACAAGCCGACGCTCACCGTCGTATGGTCGGACGCCCCCTCGAAGCCGACGAACCTCCGCCCCTCGGCGGCGTCGACGTCGCTCGCGAAGCCTCACCTCGTCTTCGACTACCTCGACGTCTCCGGCGACACGAGCCTCGCGGCCGTACAGGTGCAGATCGACGACGCCTCGGACTTCGCGACGCCGATCTTCGACTCCGGCACGGTCGCGACGACCTCGGCCGGGCTCGACCTCGCCTCGACGGCCTTCGCGGGCCTGACGGACGGGCAGACGGTCTATTGGCGCGTCCGCGCGCAGGACGGCGCGGGACTGTGGTCAGCGTGGTCCGACGTGGTCTCGATGACTCGAAAGGTGAAGCCCGCGCTCGCGATCACGAACCTCGGCGGGGGCGTCGTCTACGACCCGACCCCGCCGATCCTGTGGTCGATGACCGGGCAGGCCCGCTATCAGGTCCTCGTCTACAAGACGTCGAACCTGACGAAGGCGATCCACGACTCGGGGCAGCGCACCGGGACCGACACCTCTTACACGATCCCGGCCGGAATCCTGACTGACGGCGTGTCCTACACGGTCGAGGTTCGAGGATGGGACGCCCCTACGCCGTCCCGCGAGGCGACGCCGGGCGACCCGAACTACGCCTCGGCGCAGGCCCTTTTCTCCCTCGCGACGGACTCCTCTACCGGCCCGGTCGCCACCCTGACGGCCGCCCCGGTCGACCTGACGCCGTGGGTTGATCTGACCTTCACGCGCTCGACGACGCCGGACTCGTTCGTCCTTCTCCGGCAGGACGCGGGCTCGTCGACGTGGAAGGTCGTCCGCTCGGAGATCCTGCCCTCGGACGTCTTCGTCTCGGGCACGACGTACCGCCTCCGCTACTACGGGGCGCGGCCGAACCGAGAGACCTCCTACGCCGTGCGGGCCGTCGTGAACAACAAGCAAAGCGCGAACGGCCCGACCGCGACGCTGACGACCTCGCCCTCTGGCCTATGGATCGTCGACTTCGATCGCGGGATCTACGTCACCCTTTGGGGCAACGATGAAGGCACGTGGTCGATGGTCGACGACGCGAGCGTCTACGCACCCGTCGGCTCGACCGAGGTCATCCGCATCGTCAACGGCATGCGCGGCCTCGAGGGGTCGCTCTCCGGCCTCCTGATGGACGGCTTCGGGAAGACCTTCGACCAGATGGAATCGGACCTGTACGCGATCAAGAGCGAGCCGACGCAGACGGTCCGCATCATCGCGGGCGACGAGAACTTCACGGCGCTCGTCGGCAACCTCCGGATCTCCCCGAAGCCGGAGACCCGGCAGGGGCACATCGTCAAGGCCGTCTCGTTCGACTTCTGGCAGGTCGGCGATCTGCCGTTCGACACGCCCTGACCACGTAAGGAGCCTTACGCGATGATGACTCTCGGACTCACGGCGACGGAGCGGAGTGCCTACGAGAAGGCGCTCCGCTCCTCGCATGTTCGACACATCGACGTGGACGTCCTGACGCTCGACGGCGACGTTCTCTCGAAGATCTCGCCCGTCTTCCTCGGCGGTCAGGTCGACGTCGACTCCGACGGCGAGGTGACCCGCTCGGCGTCGGTGCAGTTCCTCGACCCGCGCCACGCCCTGAACTTCGACACCGACTCGCCTGACGACGGCGCGCTCTACGCCGACCGGATGATCCGCATTCGGTACGGCGTCGAGGTCGAGGCCCTGGCGCGCACGGTGTGGGCGACCGTCTTCGTCGGCCCCGTGACGAAGTTGCAGCGAGACGGCGAGGTCGTAAGCGTCGAGGCGCAGGGGAAGGAGGCGCTCGTCAGGGGCGCGATCTGGCGACCGCTGACCCTGAAGAAGGGCGCGCGTGTCACGGCCGCGATCAAGACTCTCGTCGGCGACCGGGGCGGCGAGACGGAGTTCTCCTTCCCGGAGATCCGCACGGCCCTCCCGAAGGCCCGCTCGCTCGCGAGGACGGCCGAGATATGGGCGACGGCGAAGAGCCTCGCGCGCGGCCTGAACCGGCAACTGTTCTACAACGGGGCCGGGACGCTCGTCCTCCGCTC